TGCCGTTTATCCCGGACATCATCAGCCGTCAGGCCGACTGGCCGGAGCGGAAGGAAGTCTGCGGCCTTTCTGTGCCGCTCACGGAATCCGAGATGATCGAAGAGGCCCACAAACTCACGGACAACCTAAGCCTCGCGGACCAGATCCGAAGCGAAGCCAAGGCCGCCAATGACCAGTTCAAGGCCAAGGCCGAGGAATGCCAGTCCGCAATCAACCGCAGCCGCGTCCTGATCGACCGGGGAGCCGACACGCGGGACGTGGAGTGCGTCTGGATCTGGGAAACCGCCGGAACCGACGAGAGCGGCAGCATGATCGTGGACCCCGACCGCCGCACGCTGGTCAGGACCGACACGTGGGAGGCCATCAGGCATGAGAGGATTCCCGAGGAGGACCGCCAGTTGACCATGTTCAACGACGAGGAACTCAGCGACGAAGGAGGTGCGAAGTGAGCATCAGCAAAATCATGATTCTCTCCGCCGGTACCATGGCAATGGAAACCGGAATGGGGCAATTGACCCAGTTGCTCTACAGGCCAGTCGCCAGCGGGATTCCTCCGCACTACCACCGGAACCAACGGAAGCGTCGGAAACAGCACCGTCAGACTCGTCCGCATGGATGGAAGGGGGGCGCACGATGACGCTCCCACAGGTTCTTAATGTCATGGTTCTCGGAATCCTGGCATACTTCACCCTCGACATGGCCCGCACGATCAAGCGCCAACGCGACCGCATCCACCAACTCCGGCAGGCCTTGTTCGACATCTACCACACGATGGAGGTTCCGCAGTCAGTCCGGGAACAGGCACTTATCGCCATCAAGAAAGGAGGCCAGTCATGATTCCGGCCCCGCAGGACACTTGGCCAAATTGCAGTCCCGACAGATTCCGGGAAATCTGCGGAGAACTGGCAGCCATCTACACCGCCATTCATGCCGGGAAGAGAATCGTCTGGCGGGATCGGGACAATGAACACTGGAAAGACATCACCCAAGGACCAACCGTTGCGTGCATTTTCAGCGGCAGAAAATTCGTAATCTACCCAGACGAGCCAGAATTCGTGTGGGCAATCCGCAGCGCATCCGATCCGGCGTTTTTCATCTACAGCGAACAGGAGTCTGTGGCCAAAGGTTGGCGCGACGATGGCCTGACCGTGTATTGCTACGAGCGGCACTCGACTTCCTTCCGCACGCCATGACCGCAGCGCCACCAGCCAGCCGATTCCTCGTTCCTCCTGCGTGGCCGGACTGGTGGTCTGCGCCTCCGACCCCGTCGCCGCGCAGGACGGCGGCGGGGCCGTGCCTTTTCCGGGCCGTCCCGATCAATCTCCCGGATGAAGCCCGGTTCCGCATTTGGTGGAAGACCTACGGCGGAGCCATGACCCGCGCCGGGTGGGGACTCAATAGCTGGAACGACAAGACGACGTTGCAGCAGTGGCTCACCATCGACGGCTGCCTGACGCCCGTCACGCTGGAGAAGATTGCCCGCCTCGACGCCCGCCGCGCCGAGCAGGCCACCGGGACACTGGACCTGCCGGAGCCGGAACTTGTACTGGACCCGCTGCCGCATGACCTCGAGGGGAAACTCAGAGGGTATCAGGTGATACCAGCCCGCCAGCTATTCCGCGCCCTGACCCACGGGAAGCACGAATGGGGATACCCCGGAGCCGTGGATTTTTCTGACATGGGGACCGGGAAGACGTACATGGGGCTGGCCGCCGCTCTGGCCACTGGCCGCAAGGTGGTCGTCCTCTGCCCGGTGGTGGGCCGCGCCGGGTGGGAACGTGCCTTCGAGCATTTCGGAGCCGAGCCGCATTTCATTGGCACCTACGAGGGATTGCGCTCCGGCAACCGCCCGCACGTTGTCGCCCAGAAGGAAGACGGCACTTTTGTGTGGCAGTCGCCGGACGACATCATTCTCATCCTCGACGAAGCCCAAGCCCTCCGGCATGACGACACGCTGAACGTCGCACTCTGCTCTGGTGCGGTGAGGCAGGGTATTCCGATCATCGCAGCCAGCGCCACCATCGCCATCGACCCCCGCGAATTTCGGTTCGCTGGCCGCATCGTGGGACTGCATGACGGAGCCGAGGACTGGGCACGCTTCCTTGTGCGGCATGGCTGCGCGAAGCCGAAGGGATCGAAGACATGGAAATGGGACGGAGACTTCTCCGCGCTGGCCCGCATCAATGCCGCACTCTTCCCGCGCCGGGGCTGCCGGGTCAGGAAGCAGGATCTTGGGGAGGAATGCCCGGAGACTTCCATCACCGTGCTGCCAATCCGCTGCGCAGCCGGCGAACGCATCGCCCAACTCTGGAACGACACCGAAGCCCACCTCGCCCGCCTCCGCGGAACCCGGCAGTATGAGATCGAATGGAGACGCTGCCGCATGAGGATCTGGCAGGCCGCAGAGAAAGCCCTAGTTGAACCCATCGCGGAGCGGATCCGCGCCGACATCCGCGGAGGCCGCAGTGTTGCCGTGTTCGTGAGCTTCACGGAAACCCGCACGGCATTGGCCAAGATGCTCAACACCAACGCGGGCTTCTACGGAGGCCAGCCGCTGGCTCGCCGTCAATACTTCGAGCGGCAGTTCCAAGCGAACCGGGAATTCCTGCTCATCAATCAGATCGGAGCAGGCGGGGCCAGCGTCAGCCTCCACGATACCACAGGCGACCGACCCCGCAGCGCCTACATTTTCCCCTCGGACAACCCCGTCCACATGCGGCAGGCCACCGGACGGGTGGACCGGGTGGGCGGCGTGACCGCCTCCGAGCAGTGGATCCCCTGCGTGCAGGGCACGATTTCCGAGAAGATGGTGGAGCGAGCCAGGCGGAAAATGCTGGGCTTCGACACCATCAATGACGGATCCGCAGCAACATCCCAATTCTGAACCATGAAACCCAGATACACGCACATCATCGGAATCGACAACGGACTGACCGGGGGACTGGTCATGCTTAAAGGATGGGACGGCAGCCTTTTGTGCCGCGCACCCATGCCAGTCATTCGGGACGCCAAGCTTGACTGCAGACGCATCCACACCCTGCGACTGGCGCAGATTCTGAACCACTGGGCATCAGACGCCAGACTGGAAATCACCGAATCCCAAACCTTCACGCGCATTATGGTGGCCGCTGAACCGTGCCCGAATCACAGCCGGGACAAGGCCGCTATGCGTTCCATGGCGTTTTCATGGGGCATCATCGTGGCAGCCATCGACATGGCACGCCTGCAAGTGACCCCAGTCGAAAGCGGACGCAGCAAAACCTCATGGCAAACCTGCATGCTGGGCCGACTGAAGAAGGACGAGACAAAGCCTGCCGCGCTGGCGCTCGCCCGCAAATTCTGGCCAGAGGAATCCTTCATCGCGGAAGGCTGCCGCACGCCACACTCCGGCATGATCGACGCCGCCCTGATCGCCGAACACATTCGCCGCATCCACCTATGAACGACCGCATTCCTGCCGGCCTGTGCGCCATCCTGTGTTTCCTGTGCTTCCTGCTCGGCACCGTTTTTGGCGTTGGCCTGCTGTTCCATGAAGCCGCCACCCGCAGCGGAAACCCCACCACCAAATCAGAGTGATGCACTGGGCACAATGCTTGGCACGCACGCGCCGCGCCCCCATGATGGTCATGCCGGGAAACCACAGCAGTCCGGAAGTGCATTTCTGGGCTGGTCGATACCCCGGCAAAATCGGGTGGCTCATTGGCCCAACCGCAGCGCCGAAGACAAAGCTGCGCACATGGATGCCATTCGCATTGGATAACGACGCATTCACCGCATGGACAACCCAGCAGCCATGGAATGAACAGGCGTGGCTCGACATGCTTTCCCGCATTCGCCAGTCCAATCTCCGGCCGCAATGGGTGCTGGTTCCCGACCAAGTCGCAGACGCCGAAGCCACGCTGCGTCTGTGGTCCGTATATGCTCCCGTGGCCGCACGATATGGCTGGCCGTTGGCGTTTGCGGTACAGGATGGCATGACCCCCTCCGACGTTCCGCCGGCTGCTGACGTAGTTTTTGTGGGAGGCACCAGCCGCTGGAAATGGTCAACAGTCGAATCATGGGTGGCCACTGGCCGACCCGTGCATGTTGGCCGCGTCAACACGGTCGAACTACTGGAAACGTGCGACCGCCTAGGCGTGCAGTCCGCAGACGGAACCGGATGGTTCCGTGACCCGACACGACCAGACAAAATGCTGGCGCTGCATCAATTCATCGAAGGCCGCCGCACCACTCAAATTCCGTTGCTGTAATGAAACGTGTCCGCATGACGCTCAAGGAAGACTGCGAAGCCGAGCGCACAAGCCTACGCGGTTACGTAGGATTGCAAGCTGGCGCAGTCGTCACCGTCGTGGACCGTGCCGCAGATCAGGACGGCAGAAATGTCCCTGATCCCGAAGCCGTCGCCATCACGGCAGGCGGTTCCGAAGTCTACATCCCAACCAAGAACCTGACACGCCTATGAACATCCACGACCACTACGAACCCGACGCCCCCACGCACGAGGAACGGGAGCATGGCCTCTTCATCATAGACGTTCCGCTTACCTACCATGAAAGGCTTGAACACGCCGGGCAGAATGGCGATGTCCGAGCTGACTTCGAGCTTTGGTGGCGCACCATTGGCAGGGAAATCCCTGACCGAATCAACCTCGCCAAGAAGGCGTGGCTGTGGACATGCACGCCGCGCCTTATGGATGAGGTTATTGCCTGCCCGCTCAAGAGCGAGACGGACAACAAATGGATGGCGTGGTATGTGTTCAGCGCCGGATGGGCGGTGGCGACCCTCGAAACAGAATTGGAACTGGCGCAGGTGCCATGCATCTGCCAGTCCGAGAAGGGAGGTGCAGCGTGAGTCTCAAGGTGCCATCCCCAACCCGCTCCGCCACATGGCGAGAGACGGAAACCAAACTCTGCCGCGTATGCCTGGAGCCGATGTGGCCCAGTCCGAAAGCCACCCGGTCATCGTGGGACCGCAAGCAGACCTGTGGCGCACTCTGCCAAGGACGCCTTTCCGCCGAAGCGTGCCGCATTGCGGCCGGAACCAACCACTACCGAATCAAATGACAGCCGAAGAAATACTCACCAGGGCGCTGCACGCCATCAAACGGAGCGGCACCGAATACGACACCAGCGGGACCGGAGCGAAGCGGGAACGCAGCGCGGCCCGAATTGCCCAACTATTCGGGCGGCACACAGGAATCATACTGACCAACGAGCAGGTCTGGTGCTTCCTGCAATGCGTGAAGCTGGCCCGCTTGGAAGCGACTCCCAACCACGAGGACAGCCTTGTGGACCTGCTGGCATACCGGGCGCTTGAGCTTGAGGAATTAAGCAGGCCATGACCCCCGAGGAACTCATCCGGCTCATGGAGGCCGCCGCCACCCACCGCTACACCGTCCGCGTTTCCCCAGACGGGACGGTCGAGCTGCGGCCCGGTAAGGGGACCAGCGCCGAGAGGACAGCCGCATGGCGTTTGCGCCGCTCGGTGCCGCCGCCGGAACCGCCTCCGCTCGAGGAGCAGGTTCCCAAGCCGAAGCGCACGACCTACGGCCCGGAGCCGGAAGCCTGCGGGATCACCCCGCCGGAATCAGTAGGCCCGCAGGTGCTGGCCGCGTGGCAGGAATGGCAGGCCTACCGTCAGGCCCGCGCATCCCACCCGACCGGCCGCCTGCGGATCCCGTGGACCGCACAGGCCGCTCGCCTGTCCGCCAACTCGGTGGAGGCATTCACGCAATCCCATGGCCCGCAGATCGTGGCCGACCGCATCACCGCAGCCATTGCCGGAAACTGGCAGGGCTTGAACCTCCACAAACTGGAAACCCATGCAAACTATCGCCCAGAGAATCGCCAGCCTACAAGAAACGTGGCAGCAACGCCCAGAGCAAACCCGGCCGCCCTCGACGGGGACTTCCTCCCCACCGACTTTTGACGGGTTCCAAACGTTCGACGACCCGGTCCTCCGCAAGATGCGGAAGTGGGGGGAACGGTACGCGGCCGCCATCATCCACCGCCAGCCGCCAATCTGGTTGACCCTGTACGGACGCGCCGGAGCCGGGAACGGAACCGGGAAGACGCTACTGGCCACCATGATTCTCGACGCAGTCAGACCGCACCTGCGCAGCACCACGCCAACCAAATTCCTCAACTGGCCGGACACCGCCGCCCGATGGCAGGAACACACAGACATCCGCCGGCGCATCGACATTGCCCGCGAGGCTGAGGTGCTGGTCATCGACGACGCCGGCGCCGAACACCGTACATCTGCCACCATCGGGCTGTTTTACAATCTGTTGAACTTCCGCCTTGGAAAGTGGACAATCATTACCACCAACCTGCCCACCTCCGAGTGGGACCAAGCGGACACCAGGATCAGCAGCCGCATGCACCGCGGCGGTTCCGTGATCCTCGAATGCGAAACCACAGACTATGCCCTCCGATGCCCTCCGTAAAACGTAAGGTCGCCCCGAAGCTACTCCTTGGCCCAGAGCATCCGTTGCAGGACCGATTTACGGAAGCGTTTGTCCAGCACCTCCTTTCCAATCCAGAGGTGGGCGATGCCGAGGTTTACCGGGAGGTGGCCAATGACACCACGCTTGAGCCGCACCACCGCCGGAGCGCCAAGCTGATTCTCCAGCGCCCCGAGGTGGCGGCCCGCGTGCATTGGCTCAAGGAAAAGCAGGCATCGCGCAGCGAGATCAGCCGAGACGAACTCCAGGCATTTTTCGCGCAGATCATCCGCACGCCGATTGCCGAGGTGACACCGGAACACCGCATTGCCCACAAGGTCGAGTATCATGAGAACGGCGCGGTGAAGCGGGTGGAGATGCCGGACAAGCTTGCCGCAGCCGGCCACCTCATGCGGATGAACGGGTGGGACAAGGCGCAGACCGAAGGCCCGTCGCTCCACGCGGCGGAAATGGTGGTCTTCGCCGTGGTCAAAGGAACGTATCAGCCGACATGACACCAGCCGAGCGGGAATTCGCCAGCCGCCTCCAGAGCCGGGAATGGAGGCTGGCCAACCTGTACCAGATCCGGGACGCCTCTGGGCAGCTGGTTCCGTTCGTGCCTCGCCCCGAGCAGTGGCGATTCCTGACGACCCGCCATAACCGGAACTTCGTGCCCAAAGCCCGCAAGCTTGGCATTTCCACCGCCATCGTCGTCGACAACCTCGACGCATGTATCTGGACCCCCGGCGGAATTCACGCCGCCCACATCGATCTCACCCAGGTGCATGCGGAAGGAAAGATTGACATCGCCAGCACGGCGTGGACGGCGGGCCCGCAGCACCCGCGGCGGGAGATTGGCACCCTCTGGAAGTGGATTCACCGCGCAAATCCTCTGCTGAAACAAAACGCCAGCACGCTCGAATGGAGCAACGGCAGCAAGCAGGAGGCTGGCGTCTCATTTGTGGGTGGCACCCCGCAGCGCCTGCACTGGTCAGAGGCTGGCCCGTTGTCAGTGGAGAACCCACAGAAGGCTGCGCGGATCCGCCGCCAATCGCTCAACGCCGTTCCAACCGGAGGCCGCATCGACATCGAAACCACCATGGAAGGCGGAACCTACGGCGAGGCCTACGCCCTGTTCAAGGACGCCCTGTCTACCCACGGCCAGCCGCTCACTGCCGAGGACTGGCAGTTCTGGTTCTTCGCATGGTGGCAGCATCCGGACTACGTGCTTGAATCGGGACCGACGTGGGTCGCCCCAGCGGAGCAGGCTGCCTACTTCGAGCAGCTTGGTACGGAGCATGGCATCCAGCTGACCCGCGCACAACAAGCATGGTACGTTGCCCGCGCCCGCGTGCAGGGACCGGACATGTTCACCCAGTTCCCCAGCACTCCCGACGAGTGCATCCGCAGCGTGGTGGCCGGACAGATTTACCCGCAAGTAACGCACGCCCGCGCCAAGGGCCGAGTGATGCAACTGGACCCCGAACCCGGCGTGCCGCTCCTGACTGTGTGGGACATCGGGATTGCCGACGCAGCCGCCGCGTGGCTCGTGCAGGTTATGCCCAACCAGATTCTCTGGCTCCGACACTACGAGCAGACCGGGACCGGGGCCGCGCAGACCGCCGACCAGATCCGCGCATGGTCCCAAGAGATGGGCCGCCCCATCGCGCTGAACCTGTTCCCTCACGACGTGGACACCAGAGACAGAGGGTCCGGTCTGTCCTACCGCAGCCAACTGGTGGCCGCCGGCATTCCCGACATCAGCATCCGCACGGTGCCGAGAGTCAGCAATATCTGGCTCGGAATCGGTGAACTCCGGAAGGTTCTGTCCCGCAGCTACTTCGACAAGCGCACCGACGTGCCACGAATCTCCGAGACTGGCGCAGACCTGCCATCCGGACTGGGCTGCCTTGAGAACTACCGCCGCAAGGTGGAGGGTGGCCGGGAAATCCCGGTTCACGATCACTGCTCCCACACAGCCGACGCCGCCCGACAACTCGCGCAGGCCATGGCCGATGGGCTGCACCTCTACGACCCAGCGCCCCTGGCATCCGCCGGACCCGTCAGGGTCACCCGCTACCAATGACGCCCGCGGAAACCGCCATGGCCATGCACGAGAACACGCCGGGAGTCGGATTTGCCGACGCCATGGCCGCCCACCTGTCCCATGGGTTGATTCTTTCCACGGCCACCGCATTCGTCATGGCCCGCCCGGTGCAAGCCTCGCAGCAGATGGCCGACCCGTGGCAGACGCATGCCAATTCCGCGCTCTGGTACGTGTGGGCAGCCGCTGGTGACCTCGCGGAATTGCTGGCATTTCTGGCGTCAAGACCGGAAATATCCGCACTTGTGTATCATCGGCACGGCCGCAGGATTTTCCGGAACGCCCATGAGATCCGGAAATTCCAACGCCGCCCAGAAGGAAGCAGAGGCCAACCGCAAGCAGTCGCAGCGCCAATTCAGCCAGCAGATGAAACTGATGGAGAAGCAGCTGAAGGCCCAGAAGCAATTGGCCCCGCCCGCACCGGAGCCGATGGCCCCGATGGCAACCCGGTCAGCCTCTGACGCCGCAGCCCAGCGCCGCGAGATGAGCCGAGCAGCCGGACGCCGATACGGGTTCGCCCAGTCCGTGAGCGGTTCGATGCTTGGCAGCCCCACGATTCTATGACGCTGGCCGAACGCCTACTTGAGGAACTGGCACAGCTGGACGGTGACGCCACCAGTTGGGAAAACATTTGGCGTGAGTGCGCAGAGCTTTGCCTGCCCGAACGCTGGCTCACCTTTTCGACCGCGAGCAACACGCCCTCGCCCTCCATCCGCAAGTATGCAGCCATTGCCCAGGACTCCCTGCGGGTTCTGACTTCCGGACTCCTTGGATGGACGACGCCGTCACAGACTCCGTGGTTCCGGTGGGAGCCGACCGAAGGCCGTGAGGGATCGGAAGCCCTCAAGTCATGGCTCGCCCAATCCTCCCAGAAGGCCCACCGGATTCTCGGGAACTCCAATTTCTACACGGTAGCCCACCAGTTCCATCTTGAGCGATGCACCTACGGGACCGCGGCCATGATGGTCGAACCGGGACGGAACGGTGCCGCGCTCAACTTCAAGCTTTGGCCCGCCGGATCATTCAGATTCTCCGAGAACGCAGCCGGCATTGCCGACCGGGTCTTTCGGAAGTATCGACTGACCGCACGCCAAGCGGTCGAACTGTTCGGACCAGACGCGCCGGACCAGTGCCAGAAAGAGGTGAGCGGCAACAAGGGCAACACGCTGCACGAATTCCTGCATGCCATTGTCCCCCGCGCCCCGGCCGACCGAAACCCACGCGGTGGCCCGTTCGGACTCCCGGTGGCCAGCTACCAGATTCACAAGGCGTCCAAGAAGATCACGGCGGAATCCGGCTTTGAATCAATGCCCGTATTCGTGAGCCGCTGGCTCCGGTGGCACGACGATTCCGTGTGGGGCATCAGCCCAGCCATCATCAGCATTGCCGACATCGAAGGCGTGAACAAGGTCAACCGCCTCCTCGACGCCCGCATGCAGCTAGGCGTGGAGCCGCGCATCATCGCCAAAACGGGAGCCGTTGGCCACATCGATCTGAGCGCCGGCGGAGTGACGCAGGTGCGCGACATGGCCGACGCGCCGCAGACTTGGGCAGATTCCGGAGCCGATTACCGGATCGGAATGGACGTGCTGGAGCGGAGGGAGCAATTCATCCGCCGCGCCTTCCATGCCACGCTCTTCGAGGCCGTCTCACCCATCGACCGGGAGATGACCGCCACCGAGATCCTCGCCCGCCAGCGTGAGCAGGTTGGCCAGATCAGTCCGGCATTCACCCTGCTGACCACGGAATTCTTGAACCCGCTCCTCGAAGCCGTCTTCATGAGGCTGGTCATTTCGGGGAGGTTTGGCGAGGTGCCGCCGGACGCCGTGGCAGACACGCCAAGCGGACAGCAGATCCTCTTCCCAGCCACGGTGCAGACCAGCCGTCTGGCCTTCGCTGTGGACAGCCTCAACTCCGAAGCCCTGCTCTCCACTGTTGGGGAGATGGGTCCGCTCATCCAAGCGCAGCCGTCCCTTCTCGACAATCTGAACCTCGACCAAGCCCTCCGCGAGATTGCCCGTGGGCGTGGCGTTCCAGCCGACTGGATCAACAACCCCGACGCCGTAGCCGAGATCCGGCAGGCGCAGGCCCAGCAGGCGCAGCAGCAGCAAATGCTTGACCTCGCCGCCAAGCAGCCAGAGCTTGCGGCCCAAGCCGCGCAGGCTGGCATGATATGACTCCGCTGGAAAACCAACTCGCCCGCGTGGGGCTGCTCGACCGCTTCCGGGACGCCGCACGCTCCGCACTCTCCGGCCAAGCCGGGACCGATCTGGCCGAATGCCTGATGGCAGTGGCCCATCCCATGTATCCTCCGGAAGGCAGGACACCGGAGGACGTGGCCCGAGAAATCGGACGCAGAGAAATCGTGTCCGCCTTGATCCGCAGCACAACCATCGACCCAGCCACACACCATGAGCGAGACGACCGAACCTACGCCGCCCTCCGATACCCAACCCTCACCTCCAAAACGCCGCCGCCGGAAACCGCAGGTTGAAGCCGTCGCCGTCGCCTCCGTTGGCGGAACCGGAGAAGCGCCCACGCAAGAACAGCGCCAAGCCTGGACCGTCGGCGCATTGCTCGCACTCGCCCGTGAAGCAGGCGTCCAGTTCCACTGGTTGGCCGGGGAGCAGTCGCCCGCTTTCATCAAGTGGGTGCAGATTTTCCATCCCGATGCCATGCCCACGCTTCGCGCCGCGGGCTGGAAAATCGAAGCCCTTCTCAACGACCCAAGACTCCAATGAGCGAACAAGCACCACCAGCACCACCAGCACCAGCGCCACCAACACCGGAACCGCCACAGGCCGCGCCGTGGCACGCCGCGCTTTTCGCGGACGACTCCGGGAAGTTCGCCCCGGACTGGACCTCGAAGCTGCCGGAATCCCTTGGGGATTACCGGGCAATGGCCGCGCAGTATCCCGACCTCGGCACGATGCTGAAATCCCACCGGGACAACATGCAGGCGGCCCGCAGTAAGGGGCTGAAGCTACCCGGAGAACACGCCACGCCGGAAGAGCAGCAGGCATTCCAAGCGGAACTGCGGAAGGTACGCGGCGCACCGGAGACGCCGGACGCCTACGACATCCCCGCCCCCGAAGGTCTGCCGGAAGGCACAGACTGGAAAACTGCCACCGCTGAATTCCGCGCCGTGGCGCATGAGCTGGGGTTGACTCCCGCCGAAGCCCAGCGCCTCGCCGCCTTTGACATGCAGCGGCAGAAGGCCGCGCAGGATCAAGCCGCGCAACTGCGTCAGGGATTCATCGAAGCCGACCAGGCGGAACTCCGGAAGCGCCATGGAAACAACGCCAACGCCATTCTCGCCGAAGCCCGCCAAGCCGCCGCCGAATACCTGCCGGCGGAAGCCTTCGACCCGACCAGCGACGCCTTCATTGGAGTGGCAGCGGTCGATGCGTTTGCCGCACTGGCCACCAAACTGCGGCCCGCAGGACACATCCCCGCGCCGTCCGTTGCCAATCTCAGCCCAGCCGATCTGGCCCGGGACATCCAGACCAACCCGAACAACCCGGACCACGCCGCATTCGTCAGCAGCAGCCACCCGCGTCACAGCGCCGTGGCCGCAAAGGTGACAGCACTCTGGAAACAGGTGCCATAATCTGGCAGGCATAGCAGCCGGAGGATGGCTCCGGAGCGGTTTGTGAGTTCGACCTTGGTGAACACTGCCGGCCCCGCCTTGGAAACAGGGCGGGGTTCTTTCTTGACCACACGCGGGCTGCGCATACTGGACGCCGTGCAGGCATAGAGCCGGAGGATGGCTCCGGACAGGGTCAGTCTTCCCCTTCTTTGAACACTGCGCAAAACTCTTGACGACCGCTGCGAAGATGGCATTCTCGCCACGTCAGCGACGACATGATGAAAGCACGGGGGAGGCCCGGTGGGATTTGAGCACCCGCCGGGTCTCTTTTTTTGCGTTGCAATACGCACACGAGGCCCCTGATTTCCTGCGTCCGACCCGCACGCCGCGGCCTACCAGACGCACCACCGCAGCCTCCGGCCCGCACACTGCGGCCTACCGAGAACGGCGAGGTACTCACCTCCTCCACTTCTCAATACAATGTCCGATTATTCCGCGAGCCTGGACATCCCGGCTCATTTCAAGAGACAGTTCTCCACAAGCTGGGACATGGTTCTCCAGCAGCAGAATCAGAAATTCGCCAACGCCGGCATGACCGCCGCCGACTGGACCGCCAAGGATTACATCTGGCAAGACCTCGATGTCGTCCTCGCCCGGGAAACCACTGGCCAGCGATTCGGTGACACCAACCCGCAGGAGATTTCCGGCGGTGCGCGACGTGGTTCCATGCGCAACTTCGACATCCCTGTCGTGCGTGACAAATGGGACAACCAATGGCTTGAACGGCAAGCAATCCCTGACGGCGATGTCATCAGCACAATGAAGGCTGCCGCCAACCGCCAGCTCGACGACGTGTTCATTGCCGCCGCCATTGCCGATGCGGTGGGCGGAGCGGACCCGTACACCACGGCCATCCCGCTTCCAGCCACCAGCCAGATTGCGGTGAGCTTTGTCGGACCCGGCCAGACCGCAGGGAACTACCCGCTTACGCCGTGGAAGATCCTTGAGGCCACCATCCGCCTGGAAAAGGCCGAGATCGACCCGACGCAGGAAGAGTGCTACCTCGCGATTTCGCCCAAGCAGAAGTACGAACTGGCCGCCTACGTGGCCAATGCCACGAACGACTACTGGGCCGAGATCATCGGGAATTGGCTCAAGGCAGACAGCATGGGGACGCCATCCAAGCTCATGGGATACAACGTCATCATGACCAACCGCCTGCCCTACGTGTCCGCCTCGACCACCCGGACGTGTGTGGCGTTCACCCGACGCGCCTTCAAGGTCAGCCCGATCATCCAGAGCCTGACCATCGACCGCCTTCCGATGAAGCGGAATGCCATCCAGTTCCTCAGCCAGATGGCATTCGGTGCCATGCGTTCGCTGGACCCCGGCGTCCAGCTCATTGCCTGCACGGAAACCGTCTGAGCCTGACAACATCAACCAGTAACCATCCAATATTATGGCCAACGGATTCTCCGACATCTCCACAGCCCAACGCAACCCCGGCCGCCTTGTGGTCATTCCGGGGCAGCGCCTGTTCTCTCCGGTCAAGCACGCCCGGTTCGAGATCACGCTGCGCGGCGACGAGGCCGCCAACGATTGGCACGAGCTTTGCCAGCGCCTCACGGAAAGCGGCTATCAGGTAATCCCAGAGCAGTGCCGAATCCGGCACATCTCCGGGAGCTACTCGTTCACCTCCAAGCTTCAGCGGGTGAACGCAGCCGGAACCGCCAGCGACCTCACGGGAACGCTCGTCCACACGCAGGCGACCGCTCCGGGTTCGCTGGCGTTTGCCGCAGTGGCAAACACAGAACCCCCGGTTCTCAGTGATACTGATGCGCTCCGCATCTTCTTCACTGTGTCCACATCGCCCGGAGTCGGAGCCAAGTTCGTCGTCGAGCTTGCCTTCCGCACCGTCGAAGCCTGACCGCAGCAGGGTGCCCCGTTTGACCAGCGGGGCACCCTGCCCTTTTTTCCCGCATGACGACGCCCACCGAACTCTGCAACATGGCGCTGGCCCACCTTGGGCAGGCCAGAATCTCCGACTACTCCGAGCGGTCCCCGGCGGCGGAGCATTGCAGGCGGGCATTCGACCACACGCGCCGGCTGTGCTTGCGGGACTACGATTGGAACTTTGCCATTCGCCGCGCCCTCCTGACCGCCGCAGAGGCCGCGCCCCCTTTTGATTGGGGTTATGCGTACCCACTCCCGGAAGACTGCCTGCGGGTTCTGAGCGTCAACCAGCGCCCCGGCGGCACCCGGCTGACCGATTACGCTGTAGAGGGCCGCAGCATCCTGACCAACTCCGCCGAATGCCGGGTGCGGTACGTGGCCGACGCCATTGACGTGACCGATTGGGACAGTGTCTTCTGTTCCTACTTCGCCTACAGGCTCGCCGCAGCAATCGCGCCCAGCCTCCGACTCGACCCGCAGGCTGGCCAGCAAATGGAGCAGATGGCCGCCGCCATCCGCGAGCAGGCCCGCGAGGCCGACGCCGTGGAGAGCCAGCCCCGCGTCACCCGGCTGGATCAATCCGAGATCCTCGAGGAGCGCGAGGGGCGCATGTCCGCATGGTACTGCGGAGGAGGATCCGGAGGCACGACGCCGGGAGGAACCGCCACATGGGGAAGCATCGGCGGAACGCTGGCAGACCAAGCCGACCTTGTGGCTGCGCTTGCCGGAAAGGCCGCCGTGTCCCACACGCACAGCGCCGACCAGATCACGACTGGCACCTTCCCTGCGGCCCGCTTTGCCGGAACAGCCGCCGACACCTACGTGCTGGCGCTGGTGGCTGGCGTTCCCACCTGGAGCGCACCGGGTGGCGGCGTGCCTGGAAGCGGGGACGTGGTTGGCCCATCCTCCAGCGTAAACAACACACTGCCGCGCTTTTCTGGAATCACCGGGAAACTACTCAAGGGCAGCGCCGTCACAGTGAGTGACGCCGGAAACATTGGCGTCGATTCCATCACGCTTTCAACCTCATCGACGCTCGCAATTTCCAACGGCGTCATTCGGTACGATCCCGACGAAACCGCGCTTGCCGTGGGGCTGAATGGACTGACTGCGGAAATCCCCATGCAGGAGTTCACGCGCGTCTACAATGACAGCGGGACCACGCTCACCAAAGGCCAACCCGTCTACGTCTCCGGAGCCCAGGGCAACCGCACCGCCGTCAAACTCGCAGACGCCAGCACAGAGGCCACCAGCGCCGGAACCATTGGACTGGTGGCGCACACCATCGCAGCCGGAGCCACCGGGCTGGTGCAGCGGGCAGGCCCAATGCGGAACCTCAACACCGCATCATTCACGGCCGGCGCATTGCTCTACCTGTCCGAAACCGCTGGGCAGATCACGCAGACGCCCCCAGCCGCTCCAGCCCACGCCGTTCGCATCGGCTGGGTCGAGCGGGTTTCGTCCACGGTTGGGATGATCCTCATCAAAATCGACAACGGCTACGAGCTTGAAGAGCTGCACGATGTCGTGATTTCCTCTCCGCAGGAAGGGCAGCTGCTGACCTACGACAGTCTCAACGGCGTGTGGGTCAACTCCAACAACCAAGCCCTCTACGTCGCAGGCATACCCGCAGAGGACTGGATGGTCGTCTCTGATGACATGGGAAATGCAGTCTGGCGATCCCCGGCGGATGCCAGAGTGGCGCTCGCGCTTGGAAATCTTGCCACCCAGTCAACGGTCACCAACTCACTGATGGCGGCTATGGCCGCCAATACAATCAAAGGAAACAACACCGGCTCGTCGGCGGCACCATCAGACCTGACTGCCGCGCAGGTCACGGCAATGCTGAACCTCTTCAGCACATCGGCTAAAGGTCTGGTTCCACAGGCCCCCGCTGGCACCACGAACTTCTTGCGTTCGGATGGCACATGGGCAGTCCCACCGGGTGGCGCAGGCGGAGGTGGAGGAGGCGACCCAATCCAGACGTACAGGGCGTCTCAGTTGATTCCGGCGACGACTAATGGAGCCGGAGTGGACTCGCTCGAAAACGGATGGAACCGGGATTTCCTAACCTTCCCACTTTCTGCCAACCGATACGCCGAACTTGAAATCGGCTGGCCGACCGGATGGGCGGGGTATCAGTATCGTGTAGTCTGGCGCTCCACTGGGACGACAGGGAATGTCCTGTTCAGATCCGAGGCCAGATGCTTCGCTGACTCGTCTGCGGAAACTGGGGCCGCCGGGACAGCTGTAGACGTCACCGACTCGGCCAGCGGTACGGCGCAGCAGGTCATGGTTTCCGACTGGTCTGCGACAGTAACTCCCGGAGGGTCCGTCGTTGACGGTGCGCCGACGCAGATCCGCATTGGCAGGATCGGCCTGAGCGAGACAACCCCCCTCTCCCAGACTGTCTGGGTGCAGATGATCCAGCTGCGAGCCGCCCCAGTATGAGCCGCCGACAGAGACATCTAACGCTCCGCCCGTTGCCCGGTGCCGCGCTGCAACTTGACTCGCGTGTCCTTACAGAAGCGGTTGGCAGCCCGGTTCAGACTTGGCCGGATCGATCTGGGCTGGCAAGGAATCCGACGCAGTCAAACTCCGCAGCCAGAGCCACTGTTGCCATCGGCGAAAGCGGGCAGCGGTGTCTGTCATTCGATGGAGCAAGGTTTTACCAGATCCCATCCAGCACGGCCCTTTTTAACGGCCTGCACAACGGCTCTCCATCACTCGTTTTTACTGCTGCCAGGCCCGCCACTCCGGCTGCCCCGGCTCCGGAAGCTGCGTATGTCATGTGGGGGAACAATCGGACTAGTTCAGCCCAGGTGGGCGTAACGGTTTTCTGGGATAATCGGGCATCAGCGTCCGCATCGAATACTCTCAGGGGATCTATAGCGCGAGGGGTGAACCAATTCTTCGCCGCTGTGGTCGCGGCAAATAATTTCTGGCCGGGGAACTCGTGGCGAATCAATCGCACTGCATTTGATGCCGACGCTGCCGCCGCCGACAGGCTCATGTTCCGCAATTCAGGAGCGGATGCTGTTGGCGGGAATACAGCTACCGATCCCCCAACGACCAGTAATGCGTCCTTTGACATGTTTATTGGCTCGGCCGCAGCTGATATTCCGACCGTCCAATTTGTCGGCCTGATGGGAGCTGTAATCATGTTCCCCAACCACTCCCTGTCTTCGTCGATGCAACGGAGAATCGACCACGCGCTCGCCGCAGCTTTCAAGATCACTTGCGAATGAAATTCACCCACCCTCAATACCCGGATCAAATCATCGAGGAAACCGATGCCGAGCGCATCGCGCACATGACGACGTATGGAGGCTGGGTGGGAATGCCACCGGAGCCAGAACCGCCTCCGCCTCCGCCTCCAATCCGTCGAGTCTGGCAAACTGCTGCTGATTTCTGGGCGGAATTCTCGCAGCAGGAACAGGTGGATATCAGCATCTCGGAGATTCCTGCTGTCCGGGCCTTGGTTGTCTCGCTCTCTGTGTGGCAGGCTGAGATGTGGAGTGATGATCCCAGAGTCCAAGCTGGATTCCATGCACTCATCCAGTCTGGCCTGCTTACTGAGCAGCGGGCCAACGAGATCCTCCACCCACCCGGACTCCAGTCATGATCCGCATCCTCCTCCTCGCATCCATTGCAGCGCTGACCAGTTGCGCCACCACCGCCGGCCTCAACATTGAATACCGGGGCGACGTCGGCGGTGTGCCCGTCTCCGTCCGGTACGCTGACGGCATGACATCCATCCTCGTCGACAGCCACGGCCGTCCGCAACCCATCAACCAGAAGTAATCAATGCCCGCCGGAACATCTCTCAGCCTCCTCCTCCCACTGATCGCAGCCATGAGCCTTCCGACGGTGGCGATTGCAGCCGTGAAGGGTCCGGCAACGGATGACATTTATGCAGTCATCGGGGCGGTGATCGCGTCCATTCTTGCGGTGATGGATGCCATGCAGAAAAAGCGAGACCACTTCCAAGTGGCATCAAACTTCCTCGGCTCTGCAGTCATCGGCGCGTTCGCTCCGGGCATCCTGTTCCACACGTTCGCCTACATGCAGATCATCGAGCCGGAAGCGCAGGTTTGGATGCTCTGGCAGACGTGGGCATTCTGCGGGTTCATCATGGGGATGAACGGATGGTTCGTCATCAATCGGCTCAACGACCGCCTCCGCGACTTCATCGACCGCTTCAAAAAGTAACCCACCCACCAACCAACCACCATGGCACCACCAGCACCATCACCTGAGTCAATCGCCGCAGCCGGCGCTTTCGCCCGCAAGGCCGTCAAGGATGCCCTTCTCTGGCTGCTCAGAAACTACCCTCCGTTCTTCGCTGCCGTGCACGGCGGTGTGAAGGCTGGCATCTCGGATGCCGAAAAGGAGATCCCATGAACCAGGAGATCCCATGAACTACTCGAAGCGCACATTGGAGAATCTCGCGGGCCTCAACCGAAAAGCCCGGGCCAAGTTCGAGGCATTTCTTGCCGCAGCCCAGCCGATCCTCGCGAAGCACGGGGTGACCGCTGAGGTCATCAGCGGCCTGCGGTCGTACCAGCAGCAGGCTGCCCTGTATGCGCAGGGCCGCACCAAACCGGGGAAGGTCGTCACCAACGCCCGCCCGGGCAGCAGCTGGCACAACTACGGCCTCGCCATCGACCTTGGGCTGTTCAAAGGCGGCCAGTACCTCGACTCGGCCAACCCGAAGCTCGCCGACAAGGTGTATGCGGAACTGGGAGCACTGGCGAAGCCAATGGGCATCGAGTGGGCCGGGTACTGGAAGAGCTTTACTGAGACTCCGCACTTTCAGTACACTGAAGGAATCCCTTCAATCGCTGCCGCAAAGGCACGCCTCCAGGCTGTCGGCATGGACGTCCAGAAGATGCTCGCCTGATGCCCTGACCGAAAAAACGCAAAAACGAAAAAGTTTTTCTTGCGTTCCGAAAGACGTCCGCTCAGATTGCGGGCGTCATGAAGAAATTCATCGGAACCCACTTGGCGGCTGAAGAGAGTCGTGCGCTCGGCCTTTTGGCCGCGGCGGCCGGACTCTCCAAGTCTGCGTTCATCCGCAGCCTGATTCAGGCTGCGATCCGTTCGGCGCGTCGAAAGGGAAAGGAGGCTGCGTGAAGTCGGCCTTCCGCAAACTGAGGAAGGCGGTCTCGGCCGTCCTTTTCATCATCGCCGCCACACTATTCGTTGTGGCAGCATTCATCGATGGCGATGCCATCGACAGCCTATGAAGCCGCACCACGAAGTCTTACTGGCAATCATTGCCACCGCAGCATTCGCCCTCTTCATCCGGGCATTCTTCACTTTTGCCCCATGAACGATCCATTCTTCCACTTCCTCGCCGGCATCGCTGCCGGACTGTCGCTCTACCACCTGATCATTACCGTCAGGTGCCGGATGGCACGCCGCTCGCAGTGGCCCAGGCGCATCGCGGAACTGAACCGGGACCGCATCTGATCTCCGGGGCGTCAGGCCCCGAAACACCCGCACGGGGGAACCGTGCCCAAAACCCTAGAACCACACAAACACTATGGCATTGAACATCACGAGAGGGAAACGCAGCCGCCCCCAAAAGGTCTGCATTTACGCGCCGGCCGGGCTCGGCAAATCGACGCTTGCCAGCCAACTGCCAAATCCGGTCTTCATCGACTTTGAGGGTGGCACACACCAACTCGACGTGGCTCGACTAGAGCCTCAGTCGGTGAATGAATTCGAGAAGATCGTCCGGGAACTCTGCCGGGACCGCCAAGGATTCGAGACTGTCGTCATCGACACCATTGATTGGTTGGAAGAGTCGGCCGTGCGTCAGGTAGTCGCCGACGCCGAAAACGACAACATCAAGACCATTGAGGACTTTGGGTTCGGCAAAGGGTGGCTTGCGTTGAACAACAAAATGA